GAAGCGGAAGAAGAGGAGGATGAAGACTAATGGCATACACAAATTGCGACCTGGTTTTATCTGTCAAAGAAGCCGCTGACCTCCAGCCAGGACAAAAAATCATTGTGAATGTCCAGAGAGCGAGGAAATCATGACAAATAACGCAACAATGATACCGAAAACGAAGATAACTTATCAGGAATGGTTTCTGGAGCAGAAAACCCGTTGCATCAGTCAGGCAGAAGAGCTTGATGACGCCATCGAGATGGCAAACAGCGGTGATGCATACAACATGGAGGGCATGAAAGTGAAGTACGCCGATTTCATCGTTCTTGCAATATCAGCTCTCCGTTATGGTTATTTCGGACGAGTGATCAGCCGCTCGGAATTCATCCAGGAACATCTTCACATCGCTGAATTATCAGAACTTTATGAAGAATACGTCCGTATGTGCAACTACTACTACAACGGAGACATTCCTACAACAAAACTTGAAGAAGCTTACAGCGACATGAAAAGCGATGGGAACACATTAATCACCATGATTGATGATCTGGCGGACTCGCTCGCATTCTTTGTTATCAAGATGAAGAGGGAAGAAGAATGACAGACACAGAAAGGAAAGCCCTCGAAGCAGAAATCTGTATGCTGAGGACGAGTATCTATGAGTTAGTTAGATATTACACTGAGGGAAGAGACAAAGACTTTCGCGAAGAAGTCAGAGCACTGGCAGGCATGGAATATGACATGCATGATGGACAGAAGTGCCTTGATTGGATAGATGGACTCATCTGCATGGTATACCCAAGCGATTCAGATTTCATCCCAATGTAAGGAGCAAAGTATGACACCAGAAGAGTTTCATAAGACAGACCTGACAGGCCGCAAGGTCGTATTCAGGAATCCACAAATACGGCATGGATGGATCGAGTCGATTTTCAAAGATGGCGCGATCATATGCCGCGTCGCATACCGGGGTAAGGACACAAAGAAACCTGCACCGGACGATGCAGAAATCGAGCGTTCCTATCAACCATGCCAGACATTCGAACTGGAAGAAGGTGAGTAAATGGGACGGCATCGTATTGATAAAGACGAGCTGCGCACGCATCCAGTTCTTACGTACATCAGCAAAACAAAGTACAGAAAGATGCAGAAAATCATGAATTTCCTTGACATTAGCGCAAGCGAGCTCGTAAACAGAGCACTTAGCAAGTATTTAGACAATTTCCCGGAGTAACTATGGGAGCGACAATGAAAGACACAGAAAGAGAAATCGAAAGAACAAGAAGATACCTGGAACGGCTTGTAAGAGTTTCATCCAGCCAGAGTGAACACTATCCTGCAAGCTCCTCGCTCGGAGGTTTCACAGCAGGAGAAGCGGAAATGGCGTTCAGGGTGTGGAACTGGTTCAATGCAAGGTTTCCAGCAAATGAAAAGCGTCGAGATCTGGACCATCTCGACGCTGATGGGGATAAATAAGCCACTATTCCCACTAATATTATATCAAAAACAGAATAAAGGAGGAAATTATGCAGCTTTATCGTATTGCAAACGGTATCAAAAACTGCTTCAAAGTTGACGAAAATGCAGTCGTCAATGGAGAAACAGGGGAAGTCTTCGACGCTGATTATCTTGACCAGCTGAAGATGAAGAAGGAAGCGAAGGTGGACAACATCGCCTGCTGGATCAAGGAGCTCGAAGCCGAGGCGGAAGCTCTCAAGAAGCAGGAAGAAGGGTTCGCCGTCAGACGGAAGAGGGCGGAAAGAAGAGCCGCTTCTTTGAAAGATTATCTTACCTTCTGGGTGGGCGGTGAAAACCTGAAGCTCAAACGCTCTGAAGTAAGGTGGAGAAAATCTACTTCAATCACCATCATGGATGAAAACGCCATCCCGGAAACATTCAAGAAACAGAAAATCACAGAAGTGATTGATAAAACCGGCATCAAGAACGCTTTGAAGAAAGGCGAAGCTGTAGATGGTGCCACATTAACTGAAAAGCAGAATATCCAAGTCAAGTAACGAAAGGAGAAAAGGATATGAGTTTTAAAGATAGAATCACGAAAGGAATCACGGAACGGCCGGTGAAATGCGTCATCTATGGCGTGGAAGGCATCGGGAAGACGACATTTGCCAGCCTGTTCCCGAAGCCGTTGTTCCTGGATCTGGACCGCGGGTCCGCGCTTCTCGATGTAGACCGCGTGAATACGATCCACACATGGACAGACCTCATAGAGACGGTGAAGTCATTCATCCAGAGCGCAGGGGATGATTACCACACTTTGGTCATTGATACGGCTGATGCCGCTGCAAGCCTCTGTGAAAGGTACGTCATCAAGACGCAGGCGGGAGGCAAGTCTTCCATCGAGGCCATTCCTTATGGCAAGGGATACAAGATGCTGGCTGAGCAGTTCGCCAATCTTATGGTATGGCTTGAATATGCTATCGATCAGGGTTTCAACGTCGTCCTTGTCGCTCATGCAAGGCTGAAGACGATCACGAAGCCTGACGATATGGGCGCCTACGATCATTGGGAATTAAAGCTCCCCGGAAACGGCGGAAACCAGCTGTCACCACTTATTAAAGAATGGGCGGATCTCCTCCTGTTTGCGGATTACAAAACGCGCCTGGTAGGGGATGCCAACGGCAAGAAGAAGGCCATCGGCGGGGAAAGAATCATGTACACCTCACACACGCCTTTCGCTGATGCAAAGAACCGGTTCGGCCTCGATGAGGTGCTTCCCTTCGAATACAAGCAGATTGCAAAGGTGGTCCCTGAGAAGAAGATCATCATGAAGGAAGAAGCTCCGGAGGCTGCTGCTCCCAAGTCTGAAAAGCCAAAGAAGCAGGCGAAGACTTCTTCCAAGAAGAAAGAGCCGACAGCTGACGAGCTTGCAGCCAAACTGGTTTCCATGGCTAAAGAAGTCGACATCCTTCCCGAAGACATCATGAAAGCCATCGGGAAGATGGGAGATTTCAAGAGCGATACGCCGATCAATGAATACGGCGAAGAATATCTGAAATCACTGATTAATCAGTGGGAATCATTCAAGGCATACATCCAGCAGGAAATTCAAGGGTATCCATTCTAATTCAAAGGAGAAAACACAATGAAAGCTAATTTTGAAAGATTCGGAAACGTACAGCCAGCAACAAGCACAGTAACAAACATCGACTACAATGCCAAGCTCACGGATGCTGACCTCGAAGAAGGCAGCAACCACAGCAAGTACAGACTTCTGCCGGAAGGCGAGTATGACTTCTATGTGGATGATGTACAGCTCAAGCAGTCGAAGGCAGGAAACAACATGGTCGAAGTCATGGCTGCCGTTCTTCCGGAAGATGGAGGCAGTGAAGTCCTCGTCCGGGATTACATTGTACTTACCAATAACGGCATCTGGAAGGCCGCACAGTTTCATAAATCCATCGGCATGTTCGAACAGGCAAAGACCAGAGGCATGGACTGGAATGCATGCTACAAAAAAAACGGACGCCTGAAGCTGAGACACCGCGTCTACGACGGGAAGGAATACAACGAGGTAGCATCTTATCTGCCCTTAGCAAAGCCAGCCGTTGAATGAGTAAATTCAACCTGGTACCGCTCCTTTCCTCCATCGACCCGGACGAAAGTTATGTAACATGGATACAAGTAGGGATGGCCCTCAAGCTTGAGGGTTATCCCCTTTCCATATGGGAGAAATGGAGCAAGAACGGAAGCAAGTACCATGAGGGAGAATGCGCCAAGAAATGGAATACGTTCGGGCAGAATGATGATATCTCAGTCACCGGAGCCACGATTACACAGATGGCGAAGGACAGGGGATGGCAGCCGCAGAAAAGCAAGAACATCGCATTTGATGCCAAGCTGACAGATGATGATCTGATTGTCGTCGATTCATCTTACATAGAAACAGATGAATTCAAGGAACCTTCCAGAGAGACCTGGAGACCTATCGACGATACTATCCAATTCCTGAAGACATTATTCAGGCCGGACGAAATCCCATGCATCGTGGTCGATTCGTTTCAGGATAAAGACGGGAAATACAAGCCAAAAGGGCAGGGCTATTATTTCCATACATGCCGTGAAATCGTCGAGAAACTGAAGGACCGGCAGAACTTTTCCGAGGCGATAGGATCCTACGACATAGCGGCAGGCGCATGGGTACGAATCAACCCTATGGATGGAGACGGCGCGAAGAATTCCAATGTGACTGATTACCGGTATACGCTCATTGAATCAGATAATCTCCCAATAGAAAAACAGATCGCGCTCATTAAGGAATTACAGCTCCCGGTTGCCACACTGACATATTCTGGCGGAAAGTCTGTCCATGCGATTGTCCATGTAGATGCAGACACTCAGCAGGAATACAAGGAACGTGTACAGAGGATGTATCAGATCTGCATCAGGAACGGTCTGACCGTCGACACGCAGAACAAGAATCCTTCCCGCCTGTCACGTCTCGCAGGGTGCTGGAGAAATGCCAAATGGAAAGACAAGGCATCCGGGACGATTGAGGGCGGAAAGAAACAGTTCCTGATTGATACGAATATCGGCCAGCCTGATTATGAATCATGGATCCAGTGGATGGAGGACCAGTCGGACGACCTTCCTGAGTTCGTAAACTACTACGATATCAAAGACAATCTTCCTCCGCTGGCTCCTGAACTGATTGAAGGGATTTTGAGACAGGGCCATAAGATGCTGATCACAGGACCATCCAAGGCAGGAAAATCCTTCGCTTTGATTGAACTGGCGATTGCTATCGCGGAAGGGAAGAAGTGGTTCGGCTGGCAGTGCCACGAAGGAAACGTCCTGTATATCAATCTGGAAATCGATGATGCAAGCTGTGATGCCCGCGTGGCCGCCGTTTATGACGCACTTGGGATCACGCCATCCGGAAGGAACAATCTTCTTATCTGGAATCTCAGAGGGAAAGTCATCCCGATGCACCAGCTCGCGCCGGTCATCATCCGGAGGGCGAAGAAACTCAATCTGAAGGCCGTCATCATTGACCCGATATATAAGGTTATCACTGGCGACGAGAATGCAGCAGGCGACATTGCTAAATTCTGCAACGAATTCGACAAGATCTGCCGCGAACTGGGTGTTTCCTGCATCTACTGCCACCACCATTCCAAGGGCGCGCAGGGAAGCAAAAAAGCGCAGGACCGGGGCTCTGGCTCCGGCGTCTTCGCAAGAGACCCGGATGCCTTGATAGATATCAATCCTCTTCAGGTAGAAAACAAAGGACCGGATGACATGGAGGCTTACAAGGTATCAGGAATCCTCCGTGAATTTCCGACATTCAAACCTTTCGGCATTTATTTCAAATATCCAATCCATCTGGTAGATGAATCCGGGTTCCTGACATTGGCGGCTGAAGAAGGAAGCCTGGAAGGAAATCAGGTAAAAGGAAGAATTACGCAGACGACGCGAAAGAATGACAGGCGTGAACAGATTATCCGATACATAGAAGAAAAACTTTCGAATCAGGAAAAAGTTACTAAAGCGGATGTATCTGATGAATTTGAAATCAGTTTATCAACCGTAAAAAGAGACTTAAAAGAAATAAACAACTCTGCAACAAGCGATGTTTATCAAGTAGATGCATTAGGAAGAATTACAAGAACCAAATAGCAAAAATAGGTGGGTCAAAAGGTGGGTCATCCGTATATATATAGAAATGAACCACCTGAATCGGTAAAGGATTGTAGGGGTAAAGGGGTGGAGTCGTTAATACTCCTCCACACCCTTTCCCTATTCCTAAATCCTTGGCGGAACGTGAAGGAGGAAAAAGAAATGAACAAGATTGAAACGATGAAAAGAAAAGAAATCGTAGAGAATCTCAAGTATGTTGAAAAGATTGCAATCAAGGTACAAGCAATGGCACTGGCCGGAATAGAGGCTCCAGAGCATCACTTAATTTCAATGGGTGAACTGGAAGGACTTCGTTCTGGATCAGAATTTGTGCTGCAAGCGCTGTATGAAGTGTTTCCGGAACTGATGCAGGATGATACTGTTTTAGACCTTGCGGGAACCGGAGCGTATGTTGCCTTTGATGCTAAAGCGAAAAAGAATGACATGAAAAGAAGAGCAGGGATGCTGGAAGAGCTCTTCCCGGAGGTGAAATGATGATGGCTGAAACTCTGACGAATAAAGAAAAGGCCGATGTTTTGGCACAATGCAAAAACATTCTGGTTAGTGCAGGATTTGACAATGTTATTATTCTGGCAAATGATGGCGGCACTAATGGAGATACCCGCATTGCCGCCCGAACAAAGCCCGCATTATTCAGGTTACTTCTGGCGACCTATTTCATGGATGATTGCATGTCTCGCATGGTTACGAATGATTCAAGTGGGAAAGACTTATGGGACCCTTTATGTCATAGTGTATTGGCTTCCATCGTTCCGGAAATTCGGAAAATTGAAAATACGATGAAGGACTAAGGAGCCGCGGACATGGCAGAAGGTAACTGGATAAAACTGTATCGCAAGATGGTGGACGATCCTATTTTCGTCAACTCGACAGGCCCGCAGGTGAAGGTGCTCCTGACTGTCATGTTCCTGGTCAACAGGGGAAGGTAGCCGTAGAGCGGCGATGCGCAGAGCACCGCCGGAAAACATGTGAAGAATACTATAGAAAGGCGATGAGGCAGTTTGGAATTTATCGTAGAGGGAGATCCGCAAGGGAAAGCAAGGCCCAGATTCAGCCAGAAAAGCGGAACCGTTTATACGCCAACGAAAACGGTCAGGTACGAAAGGCTGATTCGTAAAGCGTTCCTGGACGCCGGAGGGAACGCTATCCCATCTGATTGCTACGTAGGGATTACGGTTGATGCCTACTTCCAGATTCCCAAATCATATACGAAGGGTAAGCGGCTGGCGTGTCAGCACAATATTAACCGGCCGGCAAAGAAACCGGACATAGACAACAGCCTGAAAGCTGTATTGGATGCGCTGAATAAGGTGGCATATGAAGATGATAAGCAGGTCATTGAGGTAATATGCCGGAAGTGGTACTCACAGAGTACGGGCTTTCTGAAGATCAGTGTACGAGAAATAAAAGCTTAACACGAAGGGGAAACCTTCTGCGGTGATTGCTATGGAATCCTTTGAGAAGATGCGCCCGGATGTGGCGAAGAGGTATTTCGATTTAAGGTATGAAGATTTTATGGGAGGTTGAACCATGCACATAGATTGGACAGGAAACAAGCAGGGTGCACTCAGTACTTTAGGAGCAAGGAACTATGCCAAGTCTCCACGTGCGGAGAATGACTACTATGCAACAGAGCCAAAGGCGACGCAGGTTCTGCTAGATGTAGAAAAGTTTTCACACAGAATTTGGGAACCTGCCTGTGGAGGCGGCCATATGTCGGAAGTACTGAAACGGGGGGAGTATTATGTTGTGAGCACAGACCTTGTAGACCGTGGTTACGGAGATGCAACGGGTGTTGATTTCCTGCAACAGAACGAAACGCCTGTCCCCGGCTGTGACATCATCACCAACCCGCCCTATTCCTTTGCCCTTGAGTTTGCTGAACACGCGATGGAGATTCTCGAAGATGGACACAAACTGGCAATGCTTTTAAGACTTCAGTTTCTTGAGGGAAAGAAGAGAAAACAGTTCTTTATGAAATATCCGCCTGTATGTGTCTACGTCTCCTCATCAAGACTTAATTGTGGGAGGAACGGTGTATTTGGTTCCAAACCAAACGCCATGGCGTTTGCATGGTATGTGTGGCAGAAAGGGTTCAGCGGTGACACAATTATCCGTTGGGTGAACTGAAGTGAGGTGAGCGTATATGATGGTGTACACAATCAAATGCAAGCAGTGTGGAAGGGAGTTCTACGCCTCCCGCACCGGCAGGCAGTTCTGTGACGAATGCAGGAAGGCGAGGAAGAGTGAGTATGACAGAGAATGCAAGAAGGCTTCGAGGAAGGCCACGAATAAGCCTTCTGAGCAGGTTCATGTGGAAGCCACATGCCCTGTATGCGGTAAGAAGTTCATCAAGAAGAAGAACTCCACTCAGTTGTATTGCTCCAGGAAGTGCGCGATTGACCATTTCAATGGAGTCAACCGTAAACGCAGAAGGGCGAAAAGGCAGAAGGAAATCGAAAGCAGACCGCAGTTCAAGCACACCTGTAAAGTATGCGGAAAGATTTTCTATAACCGTATCAGCAATTCCACCCGCTGCCCTGAATGCATTGAGAAGGGTAGGAAATATCAAGATAGCCGATATAGCAGTACTATGAGTATACGTGCATGCATCTTCTGCGGAGGCAGAGGGGAAACCACACCCCTTCTTATCTGCCAAGACTGTTTGGAAAAACTTGAAAAATACTGGACACGGGATTGTAGTCCGCTTCATAGGGAATGTCTTGTATGTGGTAAGGACTTCATTCCTAACCATGTCGAGTGTGACAAGGAACACGGTCTTTACCACGTGTCGGGGCAGCTGACGTGTTCCATCGGGTGTACGGATATCCTGTATAACGAGGGATTGAGTGAGGAAATAATGAAAGAGCTGGGGATTATTCCCAAGGTGGTGAAGTGAAATGAATAGGCAGGAAAGGCGGGGACTGGGAATCAAGAGAAAAGACCCCATGATTTCCATAAAGCAGTCTGATGTACAAGCCATGAAGGAAGATGCAACGACGAAAGGATGCAAGCTAGCATTCACACTCATGTTGGCTCTTCCCGCCATGGTTATCCATGACCACTATGGTGAACTCATGAAGAAAGACGGCAGGGTAAGCAGATTTGTAGACCTCTGTATGGAACAGTATAAATGCTACGAGGAAGGGTATATTACACTCGAAGAACTGGCTAAATGTCTCAAAGACGAAGCCGGTGTAGAAATCGAAGGATGGCACTGAAAGGAGAAAATAACATGAGAAAATTTGAAGTTGTGAGAAATTGTCCATTTCCAGTGAAGCTGCCGAAGAGAAGTACTGCCGGCAGTGCGGGGTATGATTTCTTTGCAGCATACCCGTTTTCTATCGGGACAGGGCAGACAGTATTTGTTAAGACGTGGGTAAAGGCAAAGATGCCCAAAGACACCGTCCTTTTGCTTTTTGAACGTTCATCATGGGGATTCAAGAAGCAGGTCTCGATCCCTAATTCAGTAGGAGTGATTGATTCGGACTACTATGGAAATGCAGCCAATGACGGTAATATTGCCTTTGCTTTTACGAATCATGGAAGTGAACCCCTTGAGGTGAAAGTTGGAGATAAAATCGGACAGGGAATTTTTCTTACTTTTCTTCTGACGGACGATGACGAAGCAGATGGAGGGCGTGCTGGAGGTATGGGAAGCACAGGTGATTGACTATGGTAAAGAGACCAGCAAAGAAACATCTTCAGAGCATCCCGATTGAAGCCATGCAGTCAGTCTCCGTTCCATGTGATGACAAGTTTAGCGAGATGATGGTATATGCAGTAAGGTATGCGCTGGGCAGGAGGTGAAAGAGAAATGATGGTTGTGATTATGCTCGTTATCATCTGCACCGTAATGACTACGGTGTTCGGTTTCCTTATCTATGCACGGATTAACGACCTGGAAGATGAGCTCGAATGGGAACGTTCCTACAACGGTGACATCATGAATCAGCTCAAGGATACAAGGTATGAGGTTGAGGAAATGAAAAGGAAGGAAGGCAAATGGACGGTAAGGAAGATTTAGAGTCTTTGGATGCATTGCGGATTGGATTCAGGAAGAATGGGGACAGGTCGGGCATGGCTATTGCCCAGTCCCATTACAACCAATGCGATGTAGAACCTATTGAAATCATGCAGATGTACTTCACTCCACAGGAGATGTATGGCTTCTGCAAAGGAAACGCCGTGAAGTACATTCTCCGCTCAAGGTTTAAGGGGCATGAGCTCCAGGATATGGAAAAGGCCCTACAGTATACGAAATGGGCGGTTGACGTTCTGAAAGGCGAGAAGATTGATCCACGGAAATGAGGTGTATGTATGACTGCTGAGGAATATCTTTCGCAAATACGCCGGATTGACAAAAGGATTGAAGCACTGTCCCGTGATGAGGAGAAGACCCGCTCGAGGCTCTACAATATCAGCGGTATCGACTATTCCAAAGACCGTGTGGACGGCGGCGGTGACGGTGATATTTCTTCACGGCTTATCTGCGTTGACAACATCTTGACCGGAATAGCCAAGAAGAAAATCTACCTAATTGAAGCACGGGAGACGGCAAGGCAGAGAATCAACGCCATGTCGGATGACAGATGTATCCCTATACTCACCGACTATTACATCTCCGCGCTTCCCATCGAAGCCATCATAAGGGCTGAGAACTATGAACAGGCCCAAATCTACAGGCTACGAAAACGAGGGGTTGAGTGTTTCGGGCGCGAATACTATCGTTGGTTAATGTCCATGACAAATGCCTATTAGTCATCGTAATTATGATTGAAAATGATAGTTATTGATGTGCTAAAATAGTATCGTAAGAATTTATAGAGGACGCAGATACGTCCTCTTTTTTCGTGCGGGAAAGGTGATGTCATGCCAAGGAAGCCATTAATCGAACTCAGTGAAACCAAGCACATCCTTTGTTCGGTAACTGTGGCGGCTGTGAATCTCGGCGTGACACAGAGGGCCTTGCAGGATTGGATTAACAATCACGATTTCCCAATCGATAAATCAAGAGTGGATTTCAAGAACCTTATCGCTGCCCGGAACGACACCTTGCAGACAGGCAAGGCCGCTATGTCTGACAGTGCGAGGAAATTGAAGGCCGAAGCTGACTACAGGTCAGAAAAGGCGAAGCAGGAAGAAATGGTAACGCTCCAAATGATGGGCGACCTTATCCCGCAGGAACAAGTCAAAGACGCTCTTGAAATGGAATACCTTGATATTCGTCAGAAGCTCCTTCAGCTTCCCGAAGAAGTCAAGGCGAGGATTTACACGATTTCCCCGGAGGTGGCGCAGGATTGTAGTGAGGTGGTAGCAGATGCCGTTAGCGGGTGCCTCGAAAGACTTGCAGAAGGCGGTAACTCCGACAGTCAGAAAGATGTGGGAGAAAAACCTAAACGACACTATAAGAAACGCAAGACAGGCGTTCCGGCCCCCGCCGCCGGAAACGGTAAGTGAATGGGCAGACCACCACAGAATCCTTACCCGTGAAGAATCTCCTTCCGCAGGTTTATGGAAAACAAGCAATACCCCTTACCTGCAAGCCATTATGGATTCATTTACGGACAAGACCACGCAGGTGACGACCTTCCTTAAACCTTCACAGGTAGGGGCCACCGAAGCCGGTATCAATATATGCGGTTACACGATTGACCGAAATCCGTGCCGTATCCTTTATGTCATGCCAGATGAGGATTTAGCCAAGGACTTTTCTGTTGACCGTCTTCAGAAGGCCCTCAAGAACACGCCGTCAGTCGCCAAGAAGGTTTCGGGTGCTGACCGAAGCAAGGCCCTCATGGTAAGGTTCGCCGGCGGATTCATCCGTCTGACAGGTGCCAACTCACCTGCCAAGCTTGCATCGTGGCCTATCCCAAGGGTAATCATGGATGAAGTTGATAAATATCCATTGTGGACTGGCCGTGAAGCTAATCCAATCTCCCTTGTCAAGGAACGTACTAAAAACTGGCCGTGGAGAAAGATTCTTGTCATGTCCACGCCAACAACCGAATATGGTTATGTGTACAAGGCCTATAAGGAAAGTGAGGCCCACTACCGATTCTATGTCCCATGCCCAGAATGCGGGCATTTTCAAGTGTTCGAGTTCAAGAACCTCAAGTTCCCGAACACGGATGACGAATACAGACTGTCTCATGAAACCTACTATATGTGCGAGAAGTGCAATCACCATATCCACGACCGTGACAAAATCGGTATGCTCCGCAAAGGTAAGTGGATATCGGATGAGAAACTTTCCTTCACGCCCAAGACCGTGGGTTTCAGATTGAATACCCTTTATTCCCCATGGGTACAGTTCTATGAATGTGCCCGTGAGTTTTTGAAATCCAAGGACGACCCGACTCAGCTCATGAACTTCGTGAACTCATGGTTAGGGGAACCGTGGAAATCAAAGACCGCACAGGTAAAGGCAAGACAGGTCCTTGATAAAAAGACCGATGTTCCTGCCGGTATCGTGCCACGGTGGGCGCAGATGCTCACTGCCGGCGTTGACTGTCAGAAGGGCTACTATTACTGGGTTATCCGTGCATGGGGCCCAGGAATGCGTTCACAGAAGATAGCGAACGGCGATGCACAGACCTTTGATGACATCATCAGCATCATGAATACGCAGTGGCCTATAGAGGGCTCAGGCAAGATTCTCATGGTGAGGTTATGCGCCGTTGACTCAGGGTTTGAATCCGAACGCATTTATGACCTCTGTTATGAAAACTATCCATTGACCATACCTGTCAAAGGCTTGAACCACAAGATTTCAAAGTATTACCAGGTTAAGCAGCTCAACCCCGGAGACCACGGTTCACGGTGGGTACAGTCCCAGTTACTGTACGAAGTCGATACGAACAAGTACAAAGACCTTATTTACTACCGCATGAACAAGCCGGTGGGAAATGCAGGTTCATGGGACGTGGATGCTGATACCGATGAAGAATACGCAGATATGATTACCGCCGAACAGAAGGTACTTGATGGGAACGAAGAAGTGTGGAGAGAGATTTCCTCCGCACGTCCTAACCATTACCTTGACTGCGAAGTATACGCCTATGTTGCCGCCGATGTGTGCAACGTCAGATTGTTACAGGAACAGAAAATAGAGGTTCCGCAGGCGAGACAGGAAAGCTCCGGCGGATATACCTACAGTCCCTTTGGAAGGTGATGAAACATGACTCTTGAAGAACTGAAAGAAGAAAAGGCCCTTCTCGAACAGACAAGGAAAAACATCCTTGAGGGCGGACAGGAATTTCAGACCCACGACGGCAGGGTGAAGCAGGTTGACTTGAACACGGTCCTTTCCCGTCTTGCTGCAGTAGACCAGGCCATTGCTTCCTATGGCGGCAGTAATGGAAACACTGATACCGTCCTGTTTAAATTTGGAGGCATGGGATGAGCAAAAAAACACTACTGGCCCGAATCGGGGACTACATGGACGATGTGAAGTCCGTGTTCAGTCCACGCCGTGCCGCTATCAGCAAGGCCGAAAGGGCAAGCTATTTCGGCTATGCCGACGCCTATGAGACACGAAAGGATGCAGGGTTTTCCTTGATGGATAATGCCTACGCCGACGCCGTGGACAGGGTGAGCCGTGATATATTGAGGGCAAGGGCAAGGAACCTTGAACGAAACTCCATTACCGCCGGCGGCATTGAAAAAGCCTTCGCGAACAATGTTATTGGAGTGGGGTTCAATATGCAGGCCCAGTCCCCTTCCGATGCGTTCAACGGCCGTATTGAGAAACTGTGGGACACATGGTGTCACCATGAAAACTGCGACTGGACTAAGCAGCAGTCGCTTGACGATTTAGTCGAACTAATTCTCCGTCGGATGCTTTATGACGGGGGGGTTATGGCGACCTTCCCACTTGACCCGAAACGGAAAATCCCGTTGACCATTCAGCTCCATGAAGTGGACGAACTTGATGGTTCCATGGTGGTAGCTGAGAACGGGAATGTCATCGTGAATGGCGTGGAAATGACCGAATCAGCCGTTCCTGTTGCCTACTGGCTCTCTCAGACAACGCCGGACGGCTACACTCCTCTTCCCCCTGTAAGGTACAGGGCGGAAGATGTCATCTTCCTATGGAAACGGGGCAGGGTATCGCAGTTCCGTGAAATCACTCCTTTCCACTCGGCTATTGGCCCTGCACAGGACTTGAAGGACTACAACGATGCGATTTCCTTCCAGCAGAAAACGGCGGCCTGTACGTCCGTATACATTGAAACGGATAACACCATCAACGCTCCGGGCCGCGCAATCAATACCAATGACGAACGCCGTATCGAACACATCGAAGGTGGTTCAGTCAAATACCTGAACAACGGCGAACACGCCAAATTCCTGCTCCCCACTGGACAGGCCAACGAAGCCGATAACCATATCGCTACTCAGCAGAGAGGCATCGCTTCCGTGTTCGGACTTTCCCTTGAAAGCACAAGCCGAAATGTGGAAAGAGTCAACTACTCTTCCGCACGGCAGAACCTTGTTATGGATAATGTCACCTATGGCCGTGTAAAGGTTTATCTTGAGGAGTATTTCTTGAGACCGCTTTATAGGCGGTTCATTCAAATCTGCTACCTCAAGGGACTTTTGGACGGCACAGGGTTCGACATCAATAACGATGATTTCTACAAAGCCAAATGGCTGACTTCCTCCGCAGGTTGGATTGACCCGCTGAAAGAAGCCCAGGCAGATACAATCCTGCTTGCCAATGGCGGCGTTTCCTTCCAAGACTACGTGGCAAGACACGGGCAGGACTGGAAGGAACGGATTGATGAGATGGCAGACGTACAGGCTTATGCCAAACAAAAAGGTATTAATCTTTCATTCTCAATGGAAGATTCAAATACAGATGTCAATGGAAAGGAGGAAGACAATGGAGAAGAAAACAAAAATCAAACTTAATGCATTTAGAAGTACGGCCCTTAAAGCCAATGACGATAAGGAATGCCGTACATTCTCTTTCCCTTTCATGACAGACGCTCCGTGTGACAACTGGTTTGTCCCGGAACGGTGCCTCTGCAACAGGGAAAATGTAGACCTTACCCGGTTCGATGCCGGTGTGATGCCTGTCCTGTTTAACCACAACAGGGACACGGTTATCGGCAAAGTTGAATCCATCAGCTTCGATGAAGCAGGTATGGTTCGGGCAGCCATCACTATTGATGATGATGAAGAATCCAATAAGATTCTCGGAAAAATCAATAGCGGCTCCATCCGTGGTATCAGTGTCGGCTATGAACGCCAGCACACTGTACGGGTGGAGAAAGGCAATGAATACAGGGGTGAAACCTATGACACCGACATGGACGTTACCGATAGATGGGCACCGTTTGAAATCAGTGTTGTTTCCCTTCCGGCTGACCCCGGATGCGCCGTAGGCAGGGACATGAACGCTGAAAAAGAAATTAATATTTTTTGTAAAAGCAAAGGAGAACCAGTAATGGATCTAAAGACCAAACAGAACCTTTCTGTGCCGGAACCCGTAGCACAGAACGATGATTCCGCAGTACAGGCCGCCGCCGCAAGAGCAAGAAAGGCAGAACATGAAAGAATCACCGCTATTTCCAGTGTGTGCCGCCAGTTCGGCATGACCGAAGAATTTGAACGTTCCCTTGTGGACGACGTGAACTGCACTACTGATGATGCAAGAAAGAAAGTCCTTGATGAACTTTCCAAACGCAATCAGGCAGCTGGAGTCAATATCCGCATGGGCGAAGATGACAAGGAAAAATTCCACAACAAAGCAGTGGGCGGCCTTGCACTTCACTATGGCGTGATTGAACGTGCCAATGCCTGTGAAGGTGCAGACGAATTCTCTCATGCTTCCCTCAGAAGCCTTGCGGAAGTCTGCCTGTCTCGTTCCGCAGGTTATGGCGACATTTCCGACTATGACCTTCGCCTCATGACCCCCGGCGGTATCTTTGAGAAGATGTTCGGCGGTTTCTCTCGAGCCATGGGTACAGAACAGTTCGTATCCATCGTTGATGGTTTCGCAAACAAGACCATGTTGAAAGGCTATACCGAACAGCCGACTATTTATCAGAACTTTGTTTCCAAAGGAAGCAACTCCGATTTCAAACCGGCATATAAATACCGTATCGGCCTTGATGGTGAACCTGAACTCATGAGCCCTGAATCTGATGAATTTGCTTATCAGACCATGAAAGATGAACGAGTACAGACCAGCATTTCCACTTACGGTAAGGCTATCGCTCTGACACGTGAAATCTTCATCAACGACGACATTGGCACCGTGGTCCGTGCCATTGCTGCGCAGTCCGCAGGTTTCGCACGTCTCAAAGAAAAGATGTTCTTTGACATGTTTCTGAACAAGATACCGTTCGACAAAAAGCATGGCAACATCTGCTCTGCCGCACTGTCCATCTCCGTTGAAGGCTATGCAGAAGCAAGAAAGCTCATGCATCAGCAGAAGGACTCCGAAGGAAAGGCATTTATCGGCGTATATCCGGCCTATATCCTTGCATCCGACGACGCAAGTGTGAAACATGAACAGTTACTCAATTCTACTTCTGACCCTGCCGCTACACACAACGGCGTGGCTAACCCGATGCAGAATCGCATGGTACTGTTTACCTCTCCTTACCTCTCCGGTAATGCATTCTATGCTATTGGTCGTCCGCAGGAAATGGAAGGTATCGAACTGACCACTCTGAACGGCGTTGACCGCCCGATGACAAGAACTGTCATTCCTCAGACCCATCTCGGAATTGAATATCAGATGTGGACTGATTTCGGCTTCAATCTGATTGACTACAGACCGTTCGTTAAGAACCCGGTTCAGTAAGAAGGGGAGTGAATAATAATGACTGGCGTATTCTATAAAGCAGGTACAATCATTGATTACGTTGCCACCAAGGCCGTTGGCTATGGTGAACTCGTACAGATTGGCGGCATCGTGGGAGTGGCTTCCCACTCCGCTGGCGTGGGAGAAGCCGTAGCGTGCTCCGCAGAAGGCGTGTACAAGTTCCCGAAGACGGCTTCTGAAAATATTACCGCAGGAACCAAGGTATACATGGTGTCTGATGCAGTAACCGCTACACAGGGCACTTCCGGCGTGGCTCTCGGTACCGCGTGGGCTGATGCTTCCGCAGACGATACCGAAATCCAGGTACGCATTAACTTTTAAGGAGTGACACCACATGGGAATGTTGGATGCGCAGCGGCGAATCAGCCGACAGGCTTTTTTCTCTCCCGACAGGCTCGGAGAGACAATCACCTATAACGGACGTGACATCGTGGCACTCGTTTATATCGGCGCATCCATGTCCCGCAGTGACTGGAACGCCGTGCATACGCAGGTTGAAAATGCGAATATTGCAGACATTGCCTTGTTCTCTGTCTGTGACGATGAAAGCGACCCGAACGGCGTAACGCCGCACGAAGGCGATTCCATCGTCTACCATGGAGGCAACTACTCCGTGGCTCAGATAGTTGAACATGATGTACCGGGTTCCCACTACCTTGTTATGGCTTCGAAGGACGAAAGAGGGTGGAGATAACATGGACATGATTGAAATCGGCGTGTCTGACGAACTCTCCCCTACCGTCCAACACGCCCTTGAACGGAACAGGAAGTTCGTAAGTTCTGTTTCCAAGTCAATTGGTTTCCATGTACAGAAGTACATCAAACAAACCGTGAGGAGCGGCGAACTGGCTTCCGAATCTGCCGGTTGGCAGAGGAAGTGGTTTACCGAAGGCGCAAGGCCCCCAAGGCGTGAACTCCAGGGCGGCCATGCGTCTACCTTCCTTTACGGGCAGATGGCAAGGGCTATCGGCTATGCGTACAACCAAGACGCATCAGCCGTTGATATCGGTTGGACATCAAGGACATCTGCCATGTACGGACGGTATAACGAAGAAGGCGGCGTTCAACTAGTCACCAAGTCAATCCGTGACAGGTGGTTTGCGGTTTACAAGGCCGAGATTGCCAAGTACGGCAAGGAAGCTCTTGCAAGTCACGACTTCTCCAAGTTCCTCTATCCGCTTTCCGCGAAGAAAACTGAACTGGAAACCCCGTCCCGCCCTATATTTTTGCCGACAATGCAGAAAGTGGAGCCGAAACTCCCTGCCTTTATCGACAAGAAGGTTGAGGATTACATGAATGGCAATGTTGAGTTCGGTAAGAAGAACCGAAGAAAGTATAGGATTTACAGGGCATGATACAGAATCTTGATATTTCTGACGCTCTTATCAGACTGGGCAAGAAGCTCAGCAAAGATAATGACATTGCGGACTTCTGCAATGAGCAGTTCAAAAAGTCCGTGACGGTCTTTGTTGGCGATACGCTTCGTTCACAGGAACCTACACTTGATAAGACACCTTACATTGTCATAACCGATTTCCAAAAGCAGGAGGGGCAGAACGTAGAGTTCTGTTCTTATTCCTTCACCATATATTTTGGCGTGGGCGGAGAAAAGTCTGAACTCGTTGAGGACGAAAATGGCCTTCTCATGCCGGATTTGTTTGATGTCGGAGCCAAGTTCATGACACTCATTGAGAATGTATTGAACGACCCGAAAAAGAATCTGCGCCCGTGTTCCAAGGTGGAAACCGCAGGTCCTTTTCCATTAGACCCCGCCGGTAAGCATTGGTTAGGCAGGATGCAGATTTCCAAACGAATTTATCAACACATTGGTACAAGCTACCAAGAAGATTTTGATTTATAAGGAGGCTTTTCTATGTCTCAGGCTATGGGCGTGTATTCGGAAACCCGAATCTACCCGGAAACTTCTCTCAAAACGCTTCCGACTGTGATTAAAGGGTATAAGATTCCATTCAACTCTAATACCTTTTCTTCCTCTCAGAACACCACGGCACCTGCCACCATCACCGGCAGACGTGATGCCGTGCAGCCAATTTTAGGCAACGTGGACACCACCGGCGACCTCACGATTCCGCTTGACCTCACCGCTACCGGCTATCTGCTTGCCGCCGCTTTCGGCAATCCGACAAGCGCCGCCACAGGTGATTCTACCGGCCTTTACACTCACACCTTTAAAGCAGGTGAGACTCAGCCGTCTTTCACCGTTGAAAAGGCATTTTCAAACGGCCTGTATTCCATCATCAAAGGGACTAAAGTCAACCAGCTTGAAACCTCTTTCGGCGGCGACGGCGAACTGACACTTCGCGCCGGACTTCTCGGCTGCGATGAAACCATTGGCAAAGACCCTGTAACTACCACAGGAATTACTGAAGTTGGTTTTAACAGACTGAACAATTTCCAGTCTTCTATTCTGATCGACGGCGTGGAAAGCGCAGTCGTAACCGAACTGTCACTCACCATTGCATTCGGTCTTGATGATAGCGGTTATGCAATCGGCTCCAAGGGCTACAGAACCCGAATTAATGAAGGACTCATTTCACCGACTGGCAAGCTCACTGCTTTCTTTGATGATGAATCCTTTATAGACCGTGCAATCAATGCAACCTCTACCGCCATTCAGATTAAACTGGCGAACGCCGATGGCAAGCAGTCACTTGTGATTGACCTGCCGGAAGTCCAGTTTGCCCGCAAGACCCCGTCCATTGACGGCACCAAGGGTATCACGCAGGAACTTGATTTCAACGCCTTCTACAAAGCGTCCGGACAGGGAACCTGCATCCAGTTCACCCTGACCAACGACACCCCGTCTTACGATTTCTAATCAATCATATGAAGAACTGCCATGCCACGGTGCATGGCTTTTCTTTGTATCTAAAAAGGAGAACTATCATGAAAATCACACCGAAAGCAATGACTTTTGAACAGTTTGAAGAATATGCAGACTTCCTTGCAGATATGGAAAAAGACAAGGTGTCCAATTTCAAAAAGACCCTTGAATCCGCTAAATGGGTAGCCGAAAAGATTTACGGTATCGATGTAAAGACCACCAAGGTAACACCCGGCACCATTCTCGACCTGCTTGTAAAGACCAAAGACCGCACTGAAACATCGCAGCTCGAAGAAGAAAAAAACTAAAGGATATCTGGGGATGGAGAATGAACGGCGGCCCCAGGTATTGTGAAACCTGCCGTAAAGCTGCCAAACAGAGAGGTGAAGTGCTTGACTGTAGGAACTGCCCCGACAGATGCCCCGATGCACTGCCGGGCAACGTCAAAGCACTTGACTTCTATTTCAGGGTGGCTAACTGTGTGCATTATGTCTCTACCATGGAAAGACCGTTCATCAGCGGCCTAAACTGGCAGGACATAAAGGCATTTTCTGAAATGTACGGAGAACGGCTCACACGTCCCATGCTTATGAAATTAAGGACTATTGAATCATTGCTTATAAAGGAGAGTATCGGAAATGGCAGTAACGGAAACAAGGGCTAGAATTACGGTGGTGGACAACGCCACCGCCGGGCTTAATAACATCGCCCGTGCCAACGAAAAAATGATGAGCTCTCTCGGTAATGGGGGCCGTTCGCTTGCACAGTTCAATACCGAATTATCTAAACTGAATTCCGCTTCTTCTAAAGGAGTCTCCAACATGGCGGGCTCCTTTGATGGGGCGGCTAAGTCAGTTTCCAACATGGATAAGATGGTAAACCGACTGATTTACTCGGTGATGCGCTATACCGTCATTTATGAGGGTATCAAGAAGATGGGCGACTTGTGGGGAACCATCGTAGGTGGTGCCTATGACTATGCCAATATGATTGAAACGAACCAGATTGGTATGGCAGGTATTCTTTCTTCTATGACCAAGATTGACGGCAAGCAGACTACATGGAACCAGGCTATGGCCGTTTCCAAGCAGGTAATGAAGGACTTACAGTCTGAATCCCTCAAGACCGCTGCAACGGCGCAGGAACTGATTGACACATTCCGTGCCCTGTTAGGCCCCGGCCTTGCAAGCGGAATGACCATCAAGCAGATTGAAAAGCTGACTACCGTAGGCACGAACGCCGTTAAATCACTGGGTTTACCATCTAATCAGATTATCCAGGAACTGCGTGACCTTGTAGCCGGCGGCATCCGCCCTTCGTCTTCCACGCTGGCAACTTCTTTGGGCATTACCGATGCCGACATCAAGGCCGCCAAGCAGTCTACTGAAGGCCTGTACAACTTCCTCATCAACAAGATGAAAGGTTTCGAGATGGCTACCACGCAGACTTCCAACACGGTAGCCGGTAAGCTCGACCAAATCAAGGAAGGCTTACAGAGAGGTATTGCCGAAGGCATGTCCCCTCTCCGTGACGTGTACTCCGACATTTTGGGTGACATTGCCAAGAAACTTGTAGTCATCGACAAGACCACGTACCAGTGGCAGATCAACCCTGCTTTTACATCTGCCCTGACTGACGTTTCGGTGACCATCATGCGGATTGGTGAAAGCCTCAAGAGCATTTGGGAGACATCTTCTCCGTATCTTTCCATCTTTGCCAATGCCGCTAAAGGCGTATTCGGAAGCATCGTCAATAATTTGGGACTTGTAGTAGCAGGGTTTGCGGCTTTCAAGACCAAGGACATATTGAACGACCTTGTAAATATTGCCACCATGAATCGGTTTGACTACAATGCTCAGACCTCTATTGGCAAGGCTATCCAGGGTATTCGTGACAAGATTACAGGCCGTATTGAAAAGTACAAAGAGGAACTTGCCTTACAGGAACGGGAGAAAGCTCTTGTAGACGGCGCAGTAGAATCCTACGCCCGTATGCTTCACACCGCAGAGAACGCCTATGCGTATGTAAAGACATTGAACGCCATGGCGAACGCCCCAGGCTCCATCACTAACCTTGCCGCTAAATGGCAGGGCATGGGAATGTCCGAAGCAGAAGCCGTGGCCCGTCAGAATAATATCGTGGGCCTTGCCAATAAGTATGGCATGGATGGCTACGATAAATACATCAAACAGGCCATTGAGGCAGGTGACAAGGCCGCTGAGCAGATTAAGTCGCAGAATGACCTTCTGAAAGCCCAGGAAGCGGAACAGGAACGGATTCTCAAGCTCTACGATGAGCAGATGAAGTCCATTGACAAGATTGTCTCTGCCGAACGTGACCGCAAATTACAGGTGAAAGATACCGCCAATGCTGAACTTGCCGCTATCGATAAGATGGCCAAGGCAGTCACCCATACTGCCACCCGTGGAGACAAGGCGAAAGCCAACGTTGACGCTTATTTGTCCCTTGATACTTCCAACGGCCCGTACAAGACCAAGGAAGGGAAATACATCTATGCATGGGAACAGGACGAAGTAGACAAGCTCCGCACGGCCCTTGAGAAACTCGGTTACCAGTATGAAGTAGTGCAGGTAACCTCTGAGCGTTTCATGGACGGTCTCCATGCAAGCATGAAGGGAAAAGTCAACCCGGTATTTGAACAGGCCATCAACTCCGCACGCCTTTGGAATGAGACGCTGACAAAAGCATATCAAGGCGTGAACATGTCCGCCTCTGAAATCAATTTCAAGGCGTTCATGGGCATGGGTAATGAACTTGTTCCTGCTGAACAGAAGAATACCGCCAAACTCCTTTTAAATGAAATCTCTGATGAGTTCAATCAGGTGGGAATGTCTGCGCAAGAAGCACGGGCAAAAGCACTGGACTTCGTGAACCAGTTTATTCTCTCCCTTCAGAAGATAGACCCTAAGAATATCTTCTCCGTTACGCAGGTTATCGCCGAGACACAGGATGCGGCTCAGCGGTATGCAGAAAATTTCCGTCTTGTAGCCGAACATACCGAAGAAGTAAAACAGGCAAGTGCGGAAGCCGCTATCGAAATCAATGCCCTCGGGAATGCCTTTAAGATTGGCGGGGAAGAATCCTATCAAGCCGTCAGACGTGTAGTCGAAGAATCCAAGAACTTGCAACAGGCCCTCATGGACAGAGGTGCAGAAGAACAGGCTATCGAAGTTCATAAGGAACTGGCCAACTACCTCACGCAGGTGGCAGAAGCCACCGATAAAGCAGTCATTGCTACCAAAGACCATATGGACGTGACCGCACAGGCTACTGAAGCTATTACCGCTCACACGCAGGTAGTCAATGAACATGGCACCTCTCTTGAAAGCGTGACCGATAAGACTATTGCATGGATGGGAAAGATTGCCGGACTCAGTATGAGTTTAGGCATCTTGATGCACCTTGTGGCGGAAAACTCCGATGAGAACAAGACCCTTGCTAACACCATGGCTGACGTGGCCGATAAGGTGTTTATAGGTGCCATGGCCGTCGGTTCCCTGCTTGATGTATTCAAGAACCTTGTAGAGAACGGCCCTGCCATCATCAAGACCCTTGAGGGTATAGGAAATGCAAGGCTCTTTGCGGAACATCCCATTCTTACCGGCGTGGGGCTTGTGGGTGCCGCAGTCGGCGGGTTTGCATGGAAAATGCTCGATAACGGCCACAACCAGTACGACAGTAAGAGCGGCATAGGGCTTGACTACTTTGAACGGCAGGGCCTTGATTTCAGCAACCTTCCTGATACCGCCAAACAGTACAGGGCCCATGGGGACGGTTCATACGACAATGGTGATAACAGTGGATGGGATATCTATTCTGATGAATCGTCCAATTACGCCAAAGGACAGGCCATTGCCAATGAAGCCGATGCAGGGAACACCGCTGACCGCATGACTACCGATGTGAAGCCGGACGCAGGTTCTTCCGGCGGTGGCGGTGCAGGGGGAAGTGGTAAGGCCCCCAAAGTAACTCTTGACATGTTCCCCGATGCCGTACAGGAAGCTATTATGAATATCAATGCCGGCATGAACTATAATGCCGCCATTGGTATGAGTGCGGCCCATATGCGTGAAAATTCCGGCGATACACTGGACTTCTACCCTGACCGTGAAAATATGGAAGGCAGCGGGGCTTATGGTATCGGGCAGTGGATGGGGAGCCGTCTTACCGGCCTTCATGAATATGCAGGAAGCGACTACAACGACAAATACGCTCAGATGGGGTGGTCCCGTTACGAAGTCATGCAGGGTGATGAATCCAGTAATTTTGCCAACGTGGACACCAGTTCCCCTGAAGCCGCCGCAGTTTCCTTTGAACGGTACGTTGAAAGGCCCGGCAATGATGTAGTCAATGCCAATGCGGCTCAGCTACAGGAAAATGCAAGAGTGCTGAATGAAGCTGTTCAGAATGCTTTAAGTCAGTTGGGCATGGACGTAACTAATATGTCCAAGATTTCGCAGACCATGAAACGTGATGCCGAACGTAAACATAAGATTGATGAATCTAAAATCAAAACTGCGTCTGACATTGCCGCTCTCGATGAAGCCACCAAGGAAGCCGAAGGCGGCCAGTTATCCGCTTTTCAGAAGGTAATGGACGCCGCCGACAAAAAGGTAAAACAGTATGAAAAAGACCTTGAATCGGATAAGAAGTTAGGTGTCAATACTGACGGTCTATCCAAGGCAATCACTGATTATACCGAAGCCATGAAGAAACAGGCATGGAAAGCTCAGCAGTTAGAGGACATGAAGGATATTCAGAATACCTACAAAGGAAATATCTCTTATTACAAAAATGCTTCCCAGGCTACCAATGGCGAAATCAGTGCTGATGATGCACGTTCTCTTATGACTGAACAACTGGAATCCTACAGGGACTACCTCAAAGAGTTGTATAACGAAGATTTCCTAAATGCGCAGCAGAGGGCCGAAGTATGGCAGGAACTTGCCAATACACAGAAGCAGATTACCGAAAATCAGATGTATAACTACCGCTCACAGTGGGAATCCGCACTGGATTCCATGAAGCAGGAAGGTATCAATTTCGGGCAGTTGTCAAAGGATATTGTAGGGCATATGCAAAGTGCTACTGCGTCATTCTTTACCACTACCGGAAATCTTGCTACACGGCTCAAGGCTACGCTCAAGAATCTTGCATCGTCCGTTCTTTCAAGCCTTGCACAGATTGCGGCGCAGATGTTGATATTCAAAGCTCTCGGGATTCCTTTCGGCGGGAGCTCTTCTTCTTCCGCAGAGAGCGCATGGGGCAACAGAATGCTTTCCTCGCTCAGCTTCAAGATTGGTGGGAACCATGCCACCGGCGGCGATGTGCTTGCTGGTAGTTCCTACATCGTCGGCGAGAGAGGACCCGAACTTCTCACCATGGGCAGGAATGACGGTCATGTGTTTACAAGTGTTCCCACTCCGAATGCTCAGACCGCTCAGCCGATTCAGATTGTAGTGAACAACAACACCGGCACCAAAATGAAGGCAGAATCCACGACTACGGTAAATCACGGGCAGATGCTTAAAACCATCGTCCTCACCACGGTCGAGGAAGCTCTTTCAACGAATGAAGCCGGGCTTCGTGACATGGTAACAGGATTGAGGTGATAGCATGGCGAATACTTTTCCTACGATTCAGACCCCCGATTATCCATTACAGGAAACCAAGACTGACCATACCTTGAAAATGCAGGTGGACAACGAAACCATTCTGACACGCCCACGGTTCACGAAGATGCCAAGGGCGTTCAAACTGACGTGGAACAAGCTTCCGACAGAGGACTACAACCTTCTGCGCTCGTTCTATGATTCCATGCATGGCGGTTCCCTTGCTTTTCAGTGGGCTTACCCGGACGACCCCGGAAATGATTATTCGGGCAAGACCTTTACCGTTCGTTTTGATAATGAGAGCCTTGATTTCCAGCTGGTTGAAATGGACTACTGGAACGGCTCAGTAACTTTGAAAGAGGTGTAAGTCATGCTCAGTCTTTCTACTGCGTCCATCATCGAGAAAAACAAGGTGGCAACGGACGGCGTGTATTTGCAGCTCTTGACAATCAAGTACAAGGATGAAGACCCGATTCGGCTCGTATACAACACCGAGGACATCACTTTCAATGGAAACCTGTACCACGCCTATGATTTCAACCTGTCAGACGTGAAACAGAACTCAAGCGAGATTCCTTCCTGCAACTTGACCGTTTCCAATGTGACAGGCACCATACAGGCCCTTTTGGAACAGTATGATGGGGCCGGTGGGGCCAAAGTAAATATTTCCATCATCAACACCAACATTTCGGATGTGGTACTTGAGCAGGAGAATTTTGTG